CAAAAAACTATATCAGCCGTTGGCTGAAAGGACAGTGGTTCAAAAATAGATGAATCAACGATTTCTATCTAGGCCGTTGAAATTGTTTGATAGCAAATATCCGATAATGCTAGCGGCTATGAATAAAGTTTCAACGATGAATTTCGCTGTTGCATGTAATCGGGTTGGAATTTTTCCTTCTATATCAGCATATAACTATTATTATGGGAAGGAATTGTTTGATGTTCATCAGTTCGAAAAAGACCTAACAATATTCAATAACTTAACCGGAACAAATAATTTAATAGTAAGTGTAGAACTTTTTGACATGTGTAAGCCAGAATTTTTAAATATTTGTTCTAAAAAGTTATTTTCTCATCTAGAAGTTATAGACGAAACAGGACATATTTACAGGTCTGAAATCGATGACAACAAAGATGTTTTTGAAAAAAATATGTCAAGACTAGAATCTATTTTTTTAGATATAGAAAGAGCAGGAATAAAATGTCTATTTAAATGTTTAATACCAGATCATTGGATTAAAAAAACCGATCGCGTTAAAGATTTGTTTTCAGGAGCAATAATTAAATCAAGTGATGCGTCAGGAAAAACCATAGTTCACAACGATAGAAAAACACTGATTGAAGAATTTTTACAACTAGAGACTGCATCTCCTGATAAAGTTTTTGTTCCAACTGGTGGCATACATTCTGGTTCGCAGGTAAAAGAATTTATCAATGCCGGCGCAGAAATCATAGGAATAGGATCATATTTTATCACTGCTATAGAATGTGAGATATCAACCGATGTCAAAGAAAAAATTATTAGATCAACACGGCATGATTTATCAAGATTTCAAACAGGTCAGAACAGTATTATTTTTTCTGAAATAGATAAAGATGATATCAATCATAGTCTATCTTTGAAACAAGGAATTAAAAACTCCAATGTTGGTCACATATGTATGGGGTCATCCGTCGATTTTATCGACAAAATATTACCTCTTCAAGATCTAGTTGACAATCTTATGTCAGAGTTAATTTAGATCAACCCAGGCTGCGCCTGTATATCCTTGGAATTTTGTTCCGGTGGTATTAAACACCATCATACCAGCAGTAGGTGAAGTTATTGCAGCATCTCTGGCTGTATTATCAGCATATACAACTAAACGAACAGCATTACTGAAATTAGTAGACTGTCCGGTCAAGGATGCTATGGTATCAATTTTTACAACCTGACTGTCTGTGATTTCTAATGCAAGGGTTTTAGTTCCTGAAGAGTTTTCAGTTAAGATACTCAACTTAGTCGGTATTACCCCTGAACTCACAGCTCCGGTTACGGTACCTGTTATAAAGGCACTGTCTCTGTAGACCGATCCGTCGTAGCCGCCCCATCCTAGTCTATACAACACATCACCGTTTTGAACAGCAGTCGGTGCAGTATATGTTCCCCTAGATCTACGCATTCCTAATCTAGCACCATCAGTAACCGAACTGGTATTATTTTGAAGATACAATGGTAATGAGTTCGCAGTTGCCGAAGCTACGATCAATTGTCCATTGATTAATGTAGAAACAGCGCCTATCGACATTTTTTCTATCAAGGTACCGACACTATTCGCAACATAAAAATCAAGTCTTCCCGGCACTCTGCCAGTAGTTACCGTAGATCCGGTTTCTACAACTGATCTTATTTGAGCAGAATTTGAATAGTCAGCACCGTCGTAACCTGCAAAATTAAATTTAGCAAGCACGTCGTCGGGTTGAACAGCGATTGGTAATCCTCCAGATTCCCTAGCCTTGGTTAATCTAAAATCTCTGCTTTCCTGGTTGTTATGAATTTGCACCAATCTATAAGCAGGAGCTGTAGAGAAGTCATCGATATTTTGAAATAATTGCCCATCATTTCTTATTCTTAATCGCGGTCCGAACGTGTTTGTGGTAGATGATCTAGTCCAGAATTCAAAACCAGCTGGCGCTATAGATGATGTTGGTGTTCCTTGAATTTTTGTAAAAATACCAGCAACTGTGTCATATCCGTCAGTAACCTTGGCACTAGATATAACTGCACCTATTGTGTCACCATCTAACACGTTTAATGGGGATAAATCATTTCCTCGAGCTCTTCTTAGATTAAGAAAAGAAGCCGATACAGAGTCATCATGGAATTGATCTAATGCTATAGTCCGAAGATTTGTTTCATTGGTTATGAAGGTACCTTCACTGTAAAAATTCGAATCACCCTCAACAGTTACCGCAGTCTGAAAATTAACGGGGGTATCTACAACAATGGTAGTAGATGTTGCAGAAGAAATTAAGTTAGTCTCAATGTTACCACTGACATTACCTGTTAGATCTCCAAAGAATCGTCCGCCGGTTGCATCTACCAACATAGTTGAATCATCTGCAAATACAGAACCTTTAACGTCACCTGTATGATATCCGACAGTATTACCGGATAAAGTGCCCGAAAAAATGCCGGCAGTTAATGTATCAGTGCTTGGGTTATATGTTAGGGCGGTATCTGTTCTTAAGGTTTCATTGCCAGTAGCGGTATCAACGAATGTGATAAAGTGTCCAGTTGCGGTAAAATTAGTAGCAGTAAGTGCTACTGTGGTGGCTGTGGTAGCTGTTGTAGCAGTGTCTGCATTACCTGTGACATTGCCTGTGACATTGCCTGTGACATTGCCTGTGACATTGCCTGTGACATTAGAAAATACAGGTCCAACAATTCTGCCCAAAGTAGCATCTATGAGTAGAGTAGAATCTTCTGCTACTACGTCGCCTTTAAATACTCCGCCTATTGTACCTGTGTTGGTAGTTAGATCTAATTCGGCAGATATACTAGCGCCTGCGTCATTATATGCGAAAGTTATACCACTGTGTGTGCCGTTGGCAAACAATCCTGCAGCAGCATCCTGTGCATTTTCATCAGTATAACCGGTAATTTGTATGCCACCTAGTGTGCTGCCATTACCAACATATAATTTTTGTTCATCAGTAACATACAACAGTTCGCCCTGAGCTAGGGCCTGTGTCATGGCTTGTCTTTGTGCGTTTGTGCCTCTGCGAATCTGTAAGGGCATGTTTAAACTCCTGGATTATTCCTACTCATATATTTATGTCGCAGAGTCCAGAACATATAGCCAAAAAAATAGCACCCGAAGGTGCTATTTTGCCCTTTTGTATAGCGCCTAGGGGCTGACGCTCAAATAGAACTATGTTCTAATCCACTGTAGGTCCGTTGCCATTGCGGAAACCTACTTCGCCGCCTTCTGCTTGTATACGTGCTATGACATCTTCGAACAATATAGGGGCAAAATCCGGTGTCTGTTCCACACATACACAGTGATAACGAACATCTATTTCATCACCGTACAACACAGCACCTGTTCTAGCATCAACCCCGCGAGCTTTACGCACACGATTTGAGTGCAGGTGTCCGTGTATGTTAACACCAAATCGACCCAAACTGGCTTCGTGTACAGGGATATGACTTAAGATCATACCGTTCATCACATGATAGGCACGTAATTCGCGGAAGTGTTGGATATAATCCGTGTCTTTGAAAATATCGTGGTTACCACGGATCAACACCTTGTCGCCATTTAAACGATGCAAAATACTCAACGCTTTGCGGTTGATGACAACATCGCCCAAATGGTAGACCTTGTCAGTGGGTTTTACACGTTCATTCCATGCCTTGACCATGGCTTCGTCCATTTCTTCAGCAGAGTCCCAAGGGCGCAATTTAGTGCCATCATCACGGGTGAAGCGGCAAACACCTGTGTGTCCAAAGTGCGTGTCTGATACTAAAAATACACTAGGCATCTTGCCCTCCTTTCATTTTAGATTCTACGTTTTTTCCAGGTGTAATCTACACCATCTGGGCACTTGCCGTTGACAACGCTGTCTGCGCCAAACCGCCCTACTATTTCCATTCCGTTAACTGTGATGACAACAAACTCATTCACAGTCTTAGCCCACGTCATTGCTAGGGCTAATGTTTCAAATTCTTGTGTTTTTGTTTTGCTTTTTACTTCTATCATTGTTCTATTATAGCACCAAAAAGAAACCCTGTCAATCGAAATTAACAGGGTCTAGATGTTGTATTTTTACAACAGTTTAACATTCTAGATCAATGTTTCTACCTTTGTCTAGATCTAACCGTAGATTTCTTGCCACCCGTTCTGCAACAATCTGCTCAAAGTTTTTTCGTTCTACTAACTTACGATAATCTTCTTCTCGCTTTTCTTGCAGATTTCTTTGTTCCAGATTGTACTGTTGTATTTGATATCGTTGGATACTTGATATATTCATATGTCACCTTCTCTTTCTCTTCGAGCTCTGCGTTCAGCGGCTAGCATAAAGACTTTCTCGTTGTCGTTGGTCCAATCTTCTGGAACCGGTACTCCATTGATCGAGTGAGGTTCCTGTTCATCGTAGAGCCAACCCAATGCTCGCATCATGCGATGCTTGACAAGTAGGTTCGGTGAACGAAACGCTTCAGTGTCGCGGAAGCCTAGCATAACACCGATTTCGCAAACCGCCCCGCTGCGGCAAACGCCGGCGTGACAGTGAACAACTACATTCATACGATTCTCTAGTGCGTGTTGCAGTAATCGAACCAGCTCATCAGCCTGTGATTGACTGCAACGCATGACTTCTTCCAATGCAAAGTCTTTTTCTTCGATGTCCAAGAATTGGAACTGATGGACTTCTTTGAACTGATGTTTAGGAGTAGGAAAATCTCCGGGCGGATCGCAGATCTGGATCAGCATAGAGTTTATGCCTGCGTCGATGTGATGTCCTTTACGGATATCGCTGAGTGCTACGTTTTGTATCCATGGATTCATGTCATGCTCCTGTTATCGCAAAAATTTTATTGGCTAGCACACGTTCTTTGGTATAGGCTTCGATTTCCCAAGGTTGATCGTAATAGCTTTTACGTATGTGCCGGCCCATCCAATAGTGTGTTTTGCAACTGCGGCTGGATTTGATCTGACCGCGAGCATATTGTTTGACATGTATCATTTCGTGTGCCAGGGTGATTATCAGTCTTTCAAACTCTAGCCCAGAGTCTATGATCATGGTAAGAAATTTTGGACCTACTTTATGCACCGCACCTCGCATGCCTTCTTTACGGGCCATTCCTCGTTCAGTCATGATCAACAGAGTGAACCGGCTACGGCTCAATCCCAGTTCTTTGGCAAAGAAATTCGCGGAGGTTTCTATGATTGATTTGGTAGGACTAGCCCTACCTTCCATGATGATCTGCATATATGCCTTTGATAATTTGTATACTAGTATTATACTACATTTATCAATTTTTGTCAAGTGGTGCTCTCAGGTGGTAATGCTCCACCGTTTCTACATTACCAATGT